GAATTCCGCCCACCGCGACTGGCATCGCAGGGAGCAGAATTTCCGCCGCGTTCTTGCGATGCGCGGATCCGAGAATTTCATGAGCGGGTTGAACCAGCCGAAGCCCCGCGATTTTCTGTTGCAGATAGCGCATAGGGTCATGCCTTTCCTCTGGCCGCACCGAAGACGAGGTTGCGGATTTTGTTACGGTTGAACTGGAAGGTGATGAGGACGGAGGCCTTGTAACGGGTCAGGCCAAAATCCATCCGGTATTTTTCCGGCAGGATCGCCAGTTGTTTGTCTGTGGGAGACTGGTTAAGCCAATGCTTGCTTTTATGTGCTGAGGCATCGCTCTCCTGGCTATTGAGCCAGTCATTCGCGGCGGCCAACGAGATCAGGCGTTCGCCCACGGATAAAAGATGCGGCTTGGCCGTGTTCGATGCGCCGATGGTGTACCAGTTGCCTTCCCAATAAAAAACGCCCGCCCATGCCTGAAAACCGCAGGCGATGAGCGCGGAGTTATCGTCAAGGGGGTCAATCCAGAGGAACGGCGACTGCGAAAACAGGTCGATCTCCGTCATGATAAAATCATCGAGGAGCGCGGCTTGTCCTTGTCCCTGATTTTCGTCTTCGTTCTGTTCGTCTTCTTCTGGTTCTAGGAATATGAAACCGCACAAGGAGCATTCATTGGCGGTGGCCGGAACGGAGCCGTGGCATTGCGGACATTCAATGGTGGGATCGTCGGCCTCGTCTCTCTTTTTCTGATTGAGATTTACGCCTTGTTCCAAAGAACCGTGCATAAGGGAGGATGTGCCGAAATCCAGCACGATGCAGTCTGTCTTGACCACGCCGGGATACTCATGGGCATCGACCGTCCGCAGGCCGCGCCCGATCATCTGGATCATGGTCGATTTATAGGAGCTGGGCCGGAGCAGAATAACGCAGGAGGTTGGCGGATAATCCCAGCCTTCGGTCAGGACGGCAACATTCACAATAATCTGGGCATCGCCATCGGTGAATTTTCGAAGCTCGGCCTGCCGCTCCTGCATATTGAGCCTGCCGTGAACGAAGGCCGTTTTCAGGCCGTTGGCGCGGAAACATTCATACACTTGCGCGGCATGATCGACCGTCGAACAGAAAACGACCGTCTTGCGGCCAGCGGCGATCTCTTTCCAATGATCGACCACGGCCTGGTTGATCGGAGCCTTGTTCATAATGGCTTCGACCTCGCGCATATCGAACTCGTCCGCCGTGCGCTTGACCGATTGCAGTTTTTCCTGCGTTCCTTCAATGTCGATCACGAAGGTGCGTGGCTTGACTAGGTGGCCGGAGGCGATCAGTTCGCCAATGCTGATTTGATCGCCGACATTCGAAAAGACGGGCCGCAGGGATTTATTGTCTCCGCGATTGGGCGTGGCCGTTACGCCGAACAGTTTTAATTCGGGATTGATCCGGTACGCCTGGTCGATGATTTTTTTATAGGACGCGGCGGCAGCATGGTGCGCCTCGTCAATAACCAGCAGATCGAAGACGGGCATATCCTTGGCCGTGGATCCCCGCGCGAGGGTTGGAACCATGGCAAAGGTGACATCGCCGCGCCAGTCTTTGTTTTTCGCATCATAAACGCCTGTGGTGATGCCGGGATTGACGCGCAAAAACTTGTCATTGTTCTGCTGCGTCAATTCATCCCTGTGCGCCAGCACACAGGCTTTCTTCGCACCGCCTCTGAAAAGTTCGCCCACAACGCCGGACAGCATGATGGTTTTTCCAGCTCCGGTGGGCGCGACGCCCAGCGTGTTGCCATGTTCGGCAAGCGCGCGGACGCAGCGTTCCACAAAGGCTTTTTGTCTTGGCCTCAGTATCATTCTTTGGACTTTCTAATCAGGGATTACTGCGCCCAGGACGGCTTGTTAGGGTTATTAGGGGCGTGGGGATTTTCTGGAGCCTGCGCGGGCGTTGCCGCCGGGGGCTGATAGCCGTACTGCGCCGGAGGCGGTGCGCTATGGAAGGGCGCGCCATAATCCTTGCTGTCCGGTGTGATCGCGGCGCGGATTTCATTCCGGTCATCACCACGGGCATCCTTGCCGACCTCGATCTTGGCCAGAAACTCGACGCCGTCGAGATCCTGAAAGCCGGAGATGCGCCGTTTGTTTTGCGCGTCGGGGGAATTGTCCTTCGGCTGAATATTCCGTGCGGAATTAAGAATGGCCTTGATGAATGAGCGGCCCATGTTCGACCATTCCGGCCCTTTGGGAGAGTGCAGGCCGATCAAGCTCCAGACTTTGCGCTTGGCATATTCACCTTCCAGAACCACGAACTCGCAATTCAGGTAAATCGCACCCGTATTGTCGTTGCGCGTAACGTATCCGCCCGTCCAGCCCATGCGCGGATCATCGAACCCGCCAGGCTTGATCGTCATGCGTACCTTTGCCACCGTGCCTTTCGGGATGATGTCGTAGGAATTTTGTTCTTCGGCGTTGTTATAATCGAACCATGAATCAGTCATTGTTTTCATCCTTCTCTTGGATTTGCGTTTCGGGGGTGGCTATGTCGGCGGGTAGGGAATGGGAGAGTCGCTCCGGAGCGGCCATGGCTGGGCCTTTGATTTTGGCCATGAGCTTGCCGAGGTGGGGTTCCTCAAGAGAACTGAGCCGACCGGAGCGATCTTTGGCGGGAAACCCGTAGGGATTAAGCGTGTGATTGACTAAGGCCCGAAAAGCCTGTCCATCGCCCGCCTGGATTTCCGCCATGGTGACAACCTGGTCAACGATGCCAGGAAGCTCTAATCCGGTTTTTGAACCGTCGATCTGCGGCTGAAAAATCTTGCGATTAAAGTCGTCAAGTTTTTCGTCCAGAATGCCGACGAACCAGATGTTTTTTCCGCGCGTGTGCTGGAGGTGCGTGAGCCAGCCGATCATCTCCTGACCGTGGAGGCCATAAGCGCCGCGCGTGTCGGGCTTGCCCGTTTTCTCTGAGAACGCTTGCGGCTGCCCCTTGCACCATTGAAAGCAAAGACGGCCTGCCACAGTGATGCTGTCGATAAAAATGGTTTCATATTTGTCGAGCGCCGTGGGGCCGCCGAACTTTTCACAGACGGCAGCATAATGGACCTGGCTATATGACTGGTCATCGCGTAGCGCCGGATTAGGGCCACTGATAAAGACGGCGAAGTCGCGGCAGTCCTGCCATGTGCGGGGACGGATGGAATCGCCGCCCCAGCCTTCGATGGCCAGATCACCGGCTTCCATATCCATGAAAAGGGTGGTAGCGGCATCCAGCGTCCACAGGAGCGAGGTTTTACCGATCCCAGATTTTCCGAATATAACGCCTTTTATGCCGCGCTTTTCCTTGAGGCGTTCGTCGGCGGAGATGATAGGAAGGCTCATTCTGCACCTTCCGTTTCATCGACCGCGAATTTGTAGCTGGGTTTTCCGTAGGAGATGGTGCGGGCTTCTTCGAATTGCGCCCGTACACCGGAGGGGAGTTCGTTGAATGTCCGCTCGGACACTTTGAATTCCAGCTTGGCCAGTTGCTGCCTTTGCCAGCCTTCGGATGTAAGTTTTTCAACGATGCGGGAGAGTTTTTCCTGATCCCATTCCACTTTTTTCGGAAGCTCATACAAAACGGTGATGCCATTATCGTCCAGCCGGACGATTCCTGTATCTTTCCCCGTCTGCTGGCGTAGCGCGGAGGCCTGGTCTTCATATTTCTGGGAAAGAATGCCATGCAGCCAGTCCTTGACCATTTTGGCGCAGCGCAGATCATCATCTGCCTGTCGCACAAGAACTTGAAGGGCTTGCGGCTTTAATTTTATAAGCTCGCCAATCGGCATGTGCCTCATGACGGCTAAGTCCAGGGGTGGTTCTTTGGGGGTCATCTGTTGCTCCTCGCATTGCGTTAATGATGCGAGGAGCTTGCCTGGATGAGGTTACGGATGGCCTGCGGCTGACCTATGGGCCAGTTATGGGTGGGCTATGGATAGACAGAAATTATAATGATTTGTGAATGATGTGAGTGACAACACCCCAGATGTGTAGCGTATTTTTGCTCGTTATTTTAATTGGTTCGTACTGATCGTTTTCCGGTTTTAAAATGACGGTCTTGCTTTTTTTATCAAGCCTTTTGACGGTTAGATTATCATCGACCACGGCGATAACGATATTGCCATGACATGGCTCCAGAGAACGGTCAACAATCAGAACGTCACCCGGTTTTATATTGGCACCGAGCATGGAATCTCCGGTCGCCATGACCATAAAAGTCGTTTCCGGATCGCGTACACAAAAATCATTCAGATCAACGTATCGGTCGACAGAATCTTCAAGAAACGATGGAGATCCCGCAGGTACACTAGATAAATACAAGGGTATTCGTCTTGTGCTTATTTTTTTTCCATGCACAAGTTTATCTACATCCCCGCAGAGACTCTTCGGAATCCTTATCAATTCCGTGGGTTCGCCGAATTTTCCTGTGCCTGATTTTCGTCCGGCGCCTGGTCTTTTTCCGCCGTGTTTCATCATGAAGAAATCCTTATGAGCTGTATTAAGATTGACTCATCGTATTTGATTATTGTACAAGAATCAAGTCAGCTATGTGGGAAGCGATGCTCTGCAAAGCCGATATCCGGAAACATGCAGAGCCGAAGGGGGGCGGGAAGTCATGCTGAGCTTACCAGAGCGGGTTTTTTACACCCGCAACGAATTACAGAGCATTTGGGAACTCAGTGAATCGGATGTCACGCAGTACCTCATGCACGGCTCTCTAGCGGCCCATATCTGGCTGCCGATGTTAAGCGTCTATGAGGTGGTTGAAGAAGTCGAGGGCGCACGAATTATCCTGACTAAAAGTCTAAAGCACTGGGAGGGTTATACGCCCTTATATACGCATCAATGCCGGACATTGTTCAAAACAGGCAAGGTTTATTTGCGTGAATTTATGTGTTCGGAAAGTAATAAAAAGCTCATTCTTCCGGAATCGGTAAACAGTATCCGTATCAATATTCAGGATGTTGTCATTTTAAATGAAGAAAGAAAAAGGTTCTAAGACACACACAAATTATCTTCCGTCAGCAATTGCCGCGTCAAGATACTTGGGCGTGTTGTCGGGGCTTCGAAACCGAAAGACTATTCCTATTTTGAGCAAGGTTTCCGCAAAGTACACCATGCCGGGATTGACTTTCGTTTCGGCGCTATCCAGGCTTCTGTTTTAGAGCAGCTTTATGATTTTTCCTTAGAGGGAGATCCTTGGCAGAACGGCAAGCAGCTCTTGGAAAAAGCCGGATCGCAGAGTTTTACTATGCAGAATGTTTTTAAAAGCAATCCGCATTGGCGAAAATTGATTGAATCAGACGAGCGCGGGGCATATCGCCTGCAGGAATCGTTCGTATCATCCATAGCCGATCCATAACCTGTCCTTAATCCAGCCACAGGCGATCATCGCCTCATAAATCATAGGCTTTGCAGAAATAAAAATCTGCAAGGTCACTATGGATCAAACGCCACCACAAAATATGAAGACGGAAGAAAGACTGGACGAAATCTCCAGTCTTATTAATCGTGCCTGCGAACGTCTCCGGAACAAGGCAGGAAACCACTCTTTAAGTGCTTATTTGACTGGACTTCAGCGGCAGGCAGAGCGTCCATGGGAACCGAAAAAGGAGAGAAAAGCCCATGAATAAACAAACCGATGAACGCCTGAATGAAATTAGCGAGATCATTAATCAAGGTTGCCTGCGACTGAAACAACGCAGTGGAAAAAAGTCTCTGT